GCAAAACAAATAGAACATGACCAAGAAAATTAGAATAGCAGGGCCGCCAGGCACAGGAAAAACAACAAGTTTAGTAAAAATATATTACTCTCACTTAAAACAATATTCACCAACCGATATTATAGTAATATCACACACTAATACTGCTGCTGATCACATAAGAGGCACAATATATTCAGATAAAAGTATACAGGAGTATCAAGAGGATACAAAACACGAGGTGTTTGGTATAGTTAAGAATGCAAAAGAAACACTAAAACAAAACGTAATTACGATACATAAGTTCTGTAAAGATAGAGTTGAAGGTAAATCTTTCTTAATAGAAGATTATGAAATACTGGCCAACTTATATGATAGATTTAATAAATATACGACAAGTAAAACTTTTCAAAGCACGGAGCTATTATTTAAAAAACATCCGTTTTTTAAATTTATGAGTTTTGCAAGAGACAACGGTATGCCTTTTCTTGACTACTACAGGACCTTATCTTTAAAAGAAAGAGATGATTACAAATACACTATTGAAGAGCTACAATTTTTAGAAAAAAAATATAATGAATTTAAAACAAATCAAAAGGTAAACCAAAGGGCTAAAGTAATTTTAGACTTTCAAGACATGATAGATTATTTTTGCCACAATGAAGCAGAATCAGAAAGACTTTGTAAAAAAATAAAAGTATTAATTGTAGATGAAGCTCAAGACTCTAGTGTAATACAAAGACAAGCGGAGAAAGTTATGTCAAAAAATGTAGATTATTTTTACAAGGCAGGAGATCCTGATCAATCCATATTTGAGTTTGCAGGAGCTGATCCAGATAGTTTTCACAAAGAGTTTGCTGATCCAGAAATAGAATTAAAACAAGGTCACAGATGCCCTAGAGTTATAAATGAATATTGTAAACAGATAATAAAACCTGTGTGGGAGCACTATGGTTATGAGAGACTTTGGAGACCAAGAGAAACAAAAGAGGGTGAAATTGTAGAGGGTGAAATATTTGAAATGTCAAATTTAACGCAAGACCCTTTTGCGCCTGAACTAAAAAATAGAATATTAAATACCAAAGAGCAGTTTGTTTTTACCTATAGAGGTAATGAACCTAAAATAATGATAGATTATTTAGTAGAACTAGGCATGCCGATGAAAGTTCCGTCTGGTGCAAAACTTCAATTTAAATACCCAACAAACGAAATAAAAAATCAAAGATCTTTTTTAGAGTTAACAAGAGGAGAAAAAGTATCTTCAGCAAAAGTAAAACTGATGTTGAAAAGCACTAGCCCACAATACATTAACAATCAAAAATCTATAGATGATATAGACAAAGGTAGTTATAGTTTAGATTGGTTAGTACAAAATAATTATTTAGTGCCAGGTGTAAAAGGCGTTGATGATTTTCAACTTATATGTAAGGATAATTCTATCATACAAGCTAATTATATACGTAAAATAGTAAACAACAATAGAGATCTAGAAGACAAAAGAATTTTTTTAGAAAACATACACACCACAAAAGGTAAAGAGTTTGAAAACGTGGTAATAGATTTAACAATAACTCAAGAAGAAGAAGACTTTGTGAAGAGACGTATAAAATTTGTTGGGTGTTCACGTGCAAAACAAACTTTATGGACTATAAAAAGCAGAACAAATTTAACATTGTAAAGGAGGTTAAAATGACAAACAAAGAAATGTTCAAAGGTGTATCTTATAAATCTTTGGAGGAACAGGTTGGAGGTAAGCACTATCGCAGTATGAAGATCCAACCAGCGGAGTTCATCAATGAAAATAAACTCTTGTTTGCTGAGGGGAATGCTATAAAATATATTTGCAGGCATTCTGTAAAAGGGAAGCAGCAAGATATTGAGAAGGCGATACATTATTTACAAATGATATTGGAAAGAGATTATTCATGAATTTATCCGTAGAAGATATACCTCATTTAAAAGATGGAACTGTGGTGGCTGTTGACTTAGAGACACACGATCCAGACCTCAAGACCAACGGATCAGGGGCCATAGTTGGCAGAGGTAAAGTTTGTGGTATTGCTTTAGCATGGGACGATAGAAAAGAATATTTTCCTATAAGACACAAGGGGACAGCTGGTAATCTTACACCTAGTTTTGTTTGGAAAAGAATGAATAGGTTAATATTTCAAAACGAAAAAATTACAAAAGTATTTCATAATGCAATGTACGACGTATGTTGGATTCGCGCAGAAACTGGTTTAATGTTAAAGGGACCTATATTTGATACAATGGTAGCCGCATCTATTATTGATGAAAACAGGATGAGATACACACTAGATTCACTAGCTAAAGACTACTTAAATGATAACAAATACAAAAACGATTTAAAAGATCTTGCGCAAGAACTGCACGGAGTTTCTGACCCAATGTCTAACATGCATTTGTTACCATATGATTTAGTAAAAGATTATGCAGAACAAGATGTAAGTTTAACTCTAAGGTTATGGAATAAATTTAAAAAAATTATTAATACTCCAATAATTACAGATTCAAAAAGTAAAAAAACATTACAAAACATATTTGACTTAGAAACAAGACTGTTTCCATGTCTTGTTGAAATGAGATTCAAAGGTGTAAGAGTTGATGAAGAGGCTGCAAAAAAACTAGGTGATGAATTAAAAAAAGAAATAAACGATATACTTACTGTTATAAAAGAAGAAACAAAAGTCACTGTAGACATATGGGCTGCTGATTCTATTGTGCCGTTGTTAGAACAACAAAACATTACAGATTATAAAACTACCCCAAAAACAGGGCGACCTAGTATAACAAAATTATATTTAGAAACACACCCAAATAAATATTTAAATTTAGTTGCAAAAGCTAGACAATTAGATAAACTACACAACACTTTTGTGACTAGTATTTTAAAATTTGTGCACAAGGGTAGAATTCATGCAGATATAAATCAAATTAGATCGGACCAGGGCGGGACAGTCACGGGAAGGTTTAGTATGTCTAATCCAAACTTACAACAGATACCTACCCGAAGTGAACAAGGTAATAAAATAAGAGATCTATTTTTACCAGAAGAAGACAGTGACTGGGCTTCGTTTGACTATTCACAACAAGAACCTAGACTAGTTGTACACTATGCATTAAAAAATAAATTTTATGGTGCAGAAGAAATGGCTGATGCTTATAAGAAAGACCCTGACACAGACTTTCATGAAATGGTCGCTAAGATGGCTAAAATTACAAGAAAACAAGCAAAAACTATTAATTTAGGACTGTTTTATGGCATGGGTAAAGGTAAACTAGCTAGATCTTTAGAGTTAGAACCTGATGAAGCAAAAGAATTGTTTGATCAATACCACAGCAAAGTCCCTTTTGTTAAAAAATTATCTAACGGTTTACAAAATTTTGCAGAAAAAAATAAAAATATATTCACACTTGAAGATAGGTTTTGTAGATTTGATAAGTGGGAACCCATAAACAAAGAATGGAACGATGAAAAAGGTGTGTTTGAAATAAGTGAGTACAAGGAGGTTGATGGTAAAAAACAGATAGTAAAATCGCCAGTTCCAATATTAAAAAAAGAAGAGGCTGAAAATAGATATTTAGCAGATAAAGTCAGAAATCTAGAAGTCAACGATCCAAACTGCAACAATTTTGAAAATTATTATAGACCTGCTTTTACTTACAAAGCTTTGAATAGATTAATACAAGGGTCCGCTGCCGATATGACAAAAAAAGCAATGGTAAATTTATACGAACAAGGTATTATTCCACACATACAAATTCATGATGAACTTTGTTTTTCTGTAAAAACAAAAGATGAAGTAGAAAAAATTAAGAATATCATGGAGAGTGCTATAGAATTAAAAGTGCCTAACAAAGTAGACTGTAAAAAAGGTGTTAGTTGGGGTTCTATAAAATGAGGTTAAATTATGGCTTATTTAAATGCAAACATCCCAGTGGAGTACGCACAAATCAGAAGAGAATATTTATATGATCTTAAAAAACATCACGGAGAAGTTGAAGACTGTGTTATCTTTGGTGTTACTTGTATTAC